TGAAAAATGGAATATCGGACAATTTGACATTCTGGCCGGAGGAACACCTTGCCAGTCTTTCAGTATTGCCGGGAAACGAGGCGGAACCGCTGACGAGCGAGGTGCTCTTATGTATGCCTATTTGGGAATTGTGGAAACATACCGCCCCCGCTGGGTTATATGGGAAAACGTCCCCGGCGTTCTATCCTCGAACAGCGGATATGATTTTGCATCGTTCCTTGCCGGCTTGGAGCAATGCGGGTATGGGTGGGCGTACAGGGTGCTTGACGCTCAATATTTCGGAGTACCCCAACGCCGCCGTAGAGTCTTCGTTATCGGACATCTTGATAACCGAACAGACCTTGCCGCAAAAGTATTATTTGAGCAAGAGAAACATAGAACTTCTTTTGAGGCGAACAAAGATAAGGGGCAAGAAATTACCGGAACGCTTACTACAGGCTTTGGAGGACGAGGTTTTGATTGCGATACAATCTTAAACAATCAATTTGCTGTTGAAAGCTATACGCTATCTTCTTTTGCTCAATACAAAGATGGCGTGGGAACATTGAAAGCAAGCGGTGGAGACTTCGGTGGCGGGAGTGAAACAATAATCAAAGAGAGAAACAGAATGCGTCGCCTTACTCCGCTTGAGTGCGAACGCTTACAGGGCTTCCCGGACAATTATACACAGATTGAATGGCGCGGAAAACCTGCTGAACAATGCCCCGACAGCTTACGATATAAGGCAATCGGCAACAGTATGGCGGTTCCGGTAATGCGGTGGATCGGAGAAAGGATTAAAAAGATAAATGAACAAATAAATCTAAAAACATCCTAAAAAAATCGCCTTGAGCATGACTATAAGGGTATGGCATACAATGTTTTATCCGCTCAAAAAGCATTTCATAAATCCGAAATTCCGAAGGGGTAGGCATGGGCGGCAGAAAGAAAAAGCATTACAAAAAAGGTGAGATACTTACTGCTGTCAAAGGTTCGGGCGGCATTGTTACAACCGTTGCCGCCAAGCTCGGTTGTGATTGGCATACGGCAAAAGCGAATATAGACCGGCACGAAGAAACACGGGAAGCGTATAGGGATGAGCTTGAAACAGGGCTTGACCTCGTAGAGGGTAAGGCGTTCGAGCAAGCGCGGGGCGGAGACGGAGCAATGATCCGCTTTATTCTTGCAACCAAAGGACGGGCGCGGGGGTATGGAGACGCCCCGCCGCCTGAAAGCACTGCTCCAGATAACACGTTGAGGATAGAAATAGATGACGCTACCGAGTAGAACCCTTTTTGCAAAAGTATACAATAGCGCATTTAAGGCAATTATGGCGCATAAAAAAGAGCGGTATACGTTTACCGGCGGGCGGGCAAGCTGTAAATCGTCGTTTATCTCGATTTGCATTGTCTTATTGATTGTTATGTTTCCAGAGTATAACGCACTCGTCATCCGAAAGACCGCTAAAACCTTGCGACAGTCTGTATTTGAACAAATTGTCTGGGCAATACATATTTTACACCTTGAGCATCGCTTTAAAATACCAAATAGCATAACTGCCGCCCTACCGATTATCTATAATCGAGGGAATGGCATACGTCAACGGATATTGTTTGCGGGTTGTGATAATCCTGAAAAGATAAAATCACTTAAAACAGCATTGGGGTATTTTGCTATTCTCTGGGTAGAAGAAAAGACTGAATTTTCAGCAGGTGAGTTACACAATGTCCGTATATCGGTACTACGCGGCGGCAAGACATTTTATATCTTTGAAAGTTATAACCCGCCAAGTGCAACGCGGCATTGGTGTAATATTGAAGCACGCACACCCGATAGCAACCGCATGGTAATACACACCACCTATCTCGACATACCGGCGGCATGGCTGGGAGAAGCAATCCTGCACGATATAGCGCATACAAAAGAGACGAACGAGCGGGCATACCGGAATATCTACCTTGGAGAGGCAACCGGTACCGGCTTAAACGTCTTTGAAAATATCAAACTACAACCGATTACGGACGATCAGATAAAGGCATTTGATTATGTCTATCGAGGTGTTGACTGGGGCTATTACCCCGATCCTTTCCAGTATGTTGTAGTCGCATACCAAAAAGCAACGCTTTACATTTTTGATGAGTTAAGGCTTTACAAACACGGAAACATAGAAGCGTTCGATGTCTTAAAAGACCACATGAATAACCAGTATGACCGGTACCGGTACGATACGCGGCAAGAGGGTGAGCAAGACAGGATTGCACTAGAGCGCATTACTGCCGATAGTGCGGAGCCGAAAAGCATCGCAGACTTTCGGGCGTTCGGAGCTGATATGCGCGGGGCAATAAAGGGAGCGGGTAGCAGGGATGCTGGTTATAAATGGCTGCAAGGCTTAGACGCTATCATCATCGATCCGGTACGGTGTCCACACGCCGCCGATGAGTTTACCCTCTATGAGTACGAAATAGACAAGCGAAGCGGAGACGTAATGACGGGCTATCCTGATGGGCAGCCTGATCACTGTATGGACGCGGTGCGGTATGCAATGGAAAAAGTGTACCGGCGGGCGGGGGCGTAAGATGACTATAGGGAGTAGAGACGCACAATGTTTGAAGCGATAAAAGGATTTTTTATGAACATACTTAACCTCTTTAAAAGTTACACCATCAAAGAAGTAACCGGTATCGATACACATATTTCAAGCGAGATGTACGAACGTATTAAACTCTGGGCAGATATGGCAGCGGGACAGGCTCCGTGGAACGAGAAAGCCCCGCCGTGCGGCGTACTTGACCAGATAGCGGGGCGGCTTGCCATGATGGTGTTGCGTGAAATTGCCATAGAAGTACGAAGCGATGCCATTAAACCGGTATTGGAGCATTTAGATGCAAACATAGATAAAATCGTTGAGTATATTACGCTTTTGGGCAGCGCTCTTATTCGGCCGATTTACAGCGCTGGGAAACTCCAATATGAAGCACTGCCATTAGGGAACTACTTACCGACAAGCTACGATTTTGACGGCACCCTTATCGGCGCGCTGATTTTCAAGCAGATTGTAGACGGCAAGAAGCTGTATTTATTGGTAGAGCAGCACACCTACAAAGAAGGTGCTCATTCGGTTGAATGTACCCTATACCGTAACGACCTCGGAAGTATGCACAAGGTCAATTTAACCGATTGCCAGCAAACGGCTGACATAACCCCTGCGTATACATGGCAGCGCGTGAAGCAGCCGATGATTATTGAGTTTCGCAATCACAGCACCAATAAAATTGACGGCTCAAACGTACCGGTTGCAATTATTGCCGGTGCTGAAAATCTGATCCGAGATGCAGACGAGCAGTACGAGCGAATGAACTGGGAGCAGGAAGGCGGAGAGCTGCGGGTATTTGCCGACCGCGATATGTTTGAAAAGCGGGTGATAAGGGACGGCGGCACGGTTGGGGTGAAAATGACAAAAAGCCTCAATCGGCTCGTTACGATGATAGACGGGGACGGAAGCCCTGACGGCAAGAAGATTACCGAACACGCCCCCGACCTCCGCACCACTTCACAGAATGAAATGTTCCAACAGATATTGCGCCGCATTGAACTTACCTGCAACATCGGCAAGGGAACTATTTCCGATATGGAAAGCGTTCAACAGACAGCGACGCAATATTCAGGCGGCAGACAGGAACTCTATGCAATCATTGACCGGATAGAAGACGAAATAGAGGTAAAGTATCAGCAGTGCGCCGATGTCTTTGCGTATATGGCAGCCGCATACGGTCTAGGGAGCAATGATAGCCATATTACCGTTACATGGAACGATGATGCTACACGGAAAGATATTGAGCGAGCAAAGATAACAAAAATCAACGAAATAAACGCCGGCATTTGCGATAAATGGGAGTATCGGCGGGACTTTTTCGGAGAAGACGAACCAACCGCTAAAGCGAATGTCCCGATTGAACCGGTGCAGTCAAGCCCTTTTGATTTAGCGTAAAGGGAGAACTAGGATGCTTTCACCCCGCTACCTTGCCGGTCTTTCGGATGACCTCGTAGAAATTTATTCACAACTTGAAATCGACATACTCCGCGATATGGCGCGGCGTCTTGCGCGGGTAGGTAAAATCACCGAGGCAACCAAATGGCAAGCACAAGTATTAACAGAGGCGGGCGGGCTTAAACAGGATATTGCACGGATACTGCACAAATACGATAAGCGCATTGTTCAAGAGATACAGGAAATCTTTAACGACGCCCTGATAAAAAATGCCCGCGCCGACAATCGTATTTTTGCCGAAGCGACCGGCCGCACCATAAGCGATAACAACGCGCAAATGATGCTTGCGACAATGAAAAAAACGCATGAAGATTTATCACGTCTTACCCTTACCAGCGCCGAGGTAACGAACAAAACCTTTCTCAAACAGGCAAACAATGCGTATATGCAAGTAACAAGCGGCGCATTCGATTACGATACGGCAATGAAGATGGCTGCAAATGAAATAGCGAAAAACGGCGTAACAACAATGATAACCTATACGAACAATGCCAAGCCCGTAAGACGCAGCCTTGAAAGCGCCGTTCGTATGAATATCTTAACCGGCGTCAATCAAACCGCTTCACAGCAAACAATGAATAACTGCGAAGCGCTCGACTGCGATTTAGTAGAGGTTACCGCGCATTTAGGAGCGAGACCGGAGCATGAAGAGTGGCAGGGCAAGATATACAGCGTAAGCGGCAAAAGCGAAAAATATCCGCCGTTTAGTGTATGCGGTTATGGAGAAGCGGACGGTATTTGCGGTATTAACTGCCGGCATTCCTTTTATCCGTATTTTGAAGGGATGGAACGGCACTACAGTCAAGACGATTTAGACGAAATGAGCAAAGAGACCGTGGACTACAACGGCAAAAGCTACAGCCGCTATGAAGGGGAACAGCAATTACGGCATATTGAACGGACGATACGGCACTACAAAAAAGAAGCCGCGACACAAGATGCAATGGGGCTTGATAACACCGCCGCCCGCCGTAAAATCGGCGAATGGCAGGCAAAGGCGCGAGACTTTACCGAGCAAACCGGTATCAGACGCGACAGGGCGAGAGAGTATATCGGAATGCCGAATGGAGAAAAATAGCCAAAAGCGTTGAAGCCGCAAGTAGTGCACGCATTTACACAATCCCAGCCGGTCAATCAAACGGTTGTCCAAAAGATAGCGGACATGAACGCCAAAGCTGATACCTTCTATGTTGCAAGCAGCAGTTTAGATAATCTTGTTACAAAAGCACAACATACGCAAACAATGACAGCCATGCAAAAAACGCAGCCGGTAGAAGGAACGGATTTAGCAGGGAAACTATTTGTGAAACGAGACCTCAAAGATATAAACGAGGTATTAAAAGCGCAAGGATTTGACGGCAAGCCAACCGTACTTAACAAAACCGAATTTTTAAAGGCAGTAAAAGATGACACCTTTATAGCGCAACGGACATACACCGCACCGAGCAAAGACAAACTCGATGAGTATATCAATATGCTGCGAAGCGGCGATTTTTATGTCGATTGTAGAACCGGCGGCAGAGCGCACGGGAAAGGAATGTATGCAGCGGCGGATTATACGAAAGGTAAAGCCTTACGCCGTGTGATTGATGAGATGACGCATTATCAAAATCTTGGCGCAATCCAGCGCGGCGAGCATTACACTATGACCGAAACATTGACAATAGATCCAAGCGCACGAATCATTGATGAAGCGAATGTCGTAAATGAATTTATTTACCGATACACGCAAGAGCTAAAGGCTCAAGGGTATTCAACAAGAGAAATAAACGATAAAATCATTAGTAACGGCTGGCGGGATCGTGATAGGGGCGTTCTTGCCTCGCTTATGGGATACGACGTAATACGTGCAATTCCAAGTCCGCGCCGTGCTGACTACATGGTTATACTAAACCGTACAAAACTAATTTTATTAGGAGGCAGTGAATGAGTAAAGAAAATCATATAGGCATAAGATATTCAAAAGACGGCGACATTGAAACATACGACACACGGACGGGGAAAACAACCGGACATATCTCAACAATGGGAAATATGATAGAAGAAACGCAGGAAGATAGAGAGCGCTACGAAAAAGAATGGGAAGAGGCAATGAAAAAGCACGGCTATGTATACCACCGTCGACGGACAAAATAGCAAAGCTCAAAAACAACTTTAAATATTTATAACAAAAAAAATAAAACTTTTCTTTCAAAAACCTGCATCTTTTTGCAGGTTTTTTCATTTCAGCCTGACTATAAGGGCATGAGAATAATCACAGATGATTTATATGCCGCGCTTGTTGCGCATTTAGCAAAAGATGAAAAGGTATCGCTTTTTCAAAAGCTCTTGTTGAGTAAGCCGATGGAGCAAGATGCCGCGCCTCCTAGTGAAACACTTGAAAGCGAGAATGAGGGGGACGCCGAATGAAATATATAAAAGGAATTCCGCGGGGCAATATCGGCGCAAGCAAATGGAATGTAGATGAAAATATTGCAGCAGGTCAAGGGCTTTTTTCAACACCCCCTGATAGAGTTTCGATGGCTACTGTTTCGGTTCATATCCCAGAAGGACATGCCCGTTTTACTATTGAAACAACTTATAGCAGCCCTTGGAGGATTGGACAAGACGGAACTGGCGGCTACTGGGATCCGCCGGACGAAACGCATACCGAATATACAGAGAATACAAACGTTACCATTGCCAGCACAGTAACAGGGGTACGGGTTACCTGCCTAGAGGCTGACAAGATAATCAACGTTTGTTTTGCGGGGTAAGCTATGCAATACGGAAACATCATACCACCAATATACCCGACGGGGGTATTTATCCAGAGTATCGAGCAGACAAAGGCAAGCGACGAATCCGGTGGAGATAATGTCTTTACGGTAACGCTTACCAATCATACGCAACAGCAATTCGTAGTAAAAAACGGAAAGAGGGGCTCCGCTTGTGAAAGCATAAACGAAATACGGGCAAGTGTTGATAACAGTGTAGGCACGCCGACTGTAGAAGTAGTCGAAACGGATGCGGGCGCTAAAAAAAATGTCAGCTTTATTTTTAAAAACTTGAAAGGCGAAACGGGTAATGTCGCACTTACAGAAGAGGTAAAACAGCATATAAGCCAATCGGTCGCATCAGCGAATCAGTATACCGATGATGCGATCAAGGGAGTGAGTCAGAGCATTGATACCGGCGATACCAATACATTACAGGCCGCTAAAAAATACGCAGATCAGAATGTGCAAGCAGAAACACAAGCAAGGGCGACGGGCGATATGGATATGCTTGCCGATGCGAAGCGTTATATCAATGATTTGTTAATCAAAATCTTTCAGAACGGCTATATCCAATGGCCGGGGATGCCGACGCCCGATACGCTTTTCACCTTTGAAGGATACCGCTGGGCGGAAGTAAACTACGACGGTTGTTTTTTTCGTGCAAAAGGAAAAGATGCTAATCCATTTAACGGGGGTGAACAGGGGGATGCTATAAGGAATATTAAAGGGCTTGTAGGGATCGAAGGAGGTTCAAATCCTTCGGGGCCTTTTTATATAGAAAGCCCTTCGCCTAAGAATGTTGAATCGTGGCATACTTCCGTGCATGAATACACCGTAAACTCTACTTGCTTTGATGCCAGTCGGATCGTTCCGACTGCCGAAGAAAATCGGACGCGTAATAGAACCTTTATCATTTGGAAACTAGAGAAAATAGAGGGGTAAGAAGTTATGGAATACATCGAAATCAAAAGCAATATCATTACGGGACACTATTGCGGGGCAATACCGGAAAAGAACAACCCTGCAATTGAGTATCGGATCGTCGAAAATTGTGCGGCCAATATCGGCGATGATGTCCGTCTGTACACTGACTTACAGACAGGCATTAAAAAGCCGCTTGCGCAGCTGGTTAAAGAAGGGCTTGTACCGGTGCCGGAAGGGAAAAAGCTCAATGAAGCCGGTACGGATTTTGTCGATATGACGGACGCCGAAAAGGTTTCCGCCGGTCTTATTCAGCTCAAGGCCGATGAAAAAATTGAAGGTGATTATATTGTAAAAAAATCAAAAAAA